ATGTTTATAATACGGCTGCTGGGACATCAACGGATGTAGTTGAAAGAAAAAGTGAAATTAAAATAAACAAGTTCAATGCTTCTAATACTTATCCGAATTTTCAACTATAATGAAATTACAAGAATCCCTTAAAGGTTTAATCTTAGAAATTGCTTCTATTGAAAGTGTCGTGGACTCAATCAAAAGAAAACAAGTTATTGTTTTATATTACACCGGTGACGCTCCGGGTGGAGATGGTTTAAGAACCATTGAGCCTGTATGTCTTGGGGTTAGTAAAGCAGGTAATAAAGTTTTACGGGCTTGGGATTATGAAGGAGCCTCACATACGGCAACATTAGGTACCCAACCATTACCGGGATGGAGACTTTTTAGATTAGATAAAATAACCTCATACAAACCAAATGGACAAGTCTTTAATGAAATGAGACCAAACTTTAATCCAAATGGAGATAAAAGTATGGTGTCTATAATAACCTTAGCGAATTTTGGGCAACCAGCACAACCATCAATAATCCCACGAGAGTTACAACAACCTCAACAAACACCTGAAACACCACAAGTAAATACTGATGAAATCATTAATAAAACAATTGATTCATTAACAACAGAATTTACACAAAAATACGGTGAAGGAGGATTTGACTTATCTAAATCAGCTGAAGCTTTCAAACGAATCTACTCGGCAATAGAGTCAGAAACCGGAAATCGATTAACTGATACCGAAAGAACAACATTAAGAACAACAATAACAAACAAATTACAAAAATAATTTTAACCTTATAGTGACAAAATAATAATATCGGTTATGATTAAATTAAAATTAAAAACTTATGAGTGATTTAATGCAAAAATTAGCAATGTCAAATGCTAAAACCCTTATGGGCCAAACAGATAGTCCAAAAAGAATGGATTCATCTCGTCAATCAATGGTTCAAGAATTTGAAGTCCCAAATATTAAATATAATATACCTCAAGAGTACTTACAAGAAAATCCACAACAATCTTCACAACCGTATCTATCATCATTACCGGTAGAAAATACTAAACCTGTTGGTGTTCCAACAGTTGACGCTATTAAAAATTCAAAATTACCGGATGAAATTAAAAAATTAATGATGGAACATCCAATTGGTCAACCCGCACAACAACAAACAATGACTATGTCAAATGAGTTGATTGAAAAGTCGAGAAGATTAATGGGTAATTCAGACGCAGGATACTTACCTGAATCCGCAAGACCAAAAACAGTACCACAACAATCACAACCCCAATCACAACCATCAAACACAGGAATTGATTATAAATTAATTCAAAAAATGATTAATGAGGCAGTAACCAAATCATTAAGAGAAAATGGGTTAATTGCTGAAAGTTCTGAAAAATCTAATGAAGTGTTTAGTTTTAAAGTTGGAAAACACATATTCGAGGGTAAAGTAACAAAAATTAAAAAATTAGCATAAGAAACTAAAATAATTTAGAGCCCACTTTTGTGGGTTTTTTTATATAAAAAATGTTCCGTCTGACAGAACGAAATATTTATAAAATATGGATACTAAAATTAAAAATAAGATAATTAAAGAATATCTAAAAGGTAAGGGTTCTACAACAATTGAGAGGGAATTAAAAGTTTCAAAAAAAACAATATTATTAATTCTTAACAATGAAGGTATTGTTAGAAAAAGAGATAGATGCAATTCTTTAAATATTGTGAAATCCGAAAATTATTTTATAGTTAATCGAATATGCCCTATATGCAACAAAAATGTTGAAACTAAATCAATAGATAGGGCAATTGCCTGTAGGAACCATTATAGAAAAATTAATAATAATACTCCTTGTAAGACATGTTCTATAAAATTACAAACAGGTGAGGGAAATCCATTTTACGGAAAAAAACACACAAAAGAATCTCTTAATAAATTGTCAAAAACATTATCGGACAACCCAAGAAAATTTAGTTCATCGTCAAAACCCGAAAAACAAATTGAAAAAATTATTAAAGGTCTTGGGTATGAGGTTAAGAGAACATATAAAGTCAATGAATATATTTGTGATATCTACATACCTAAATTTAATCTAATAATTGAATATAATGGGGATTATTGGCATTGTAATCCAAATAAATATGATTCTAATTATGTCCACCCTCATAAGAAAAAACCCTCATCTCAAATATGGTGTGAGGATAAAATAAGAATTGACAACATCATTGATTATGATTATAATTTGGAAGTGGTTTGGGAATCTAATTTTAATGAAAAAACCACAATTCAAAATATAATTAAAAAATATGAAACAAAAAATTAATGTTGTAGTAATACCCAGCGATAAAAGTGGAGTTGGAAAATTTCGTTCTGTTGACCCTCATGTCTTTCTTCAAAATCTTTATAAAGATGAATTTCATATCGATATCGTCTATGACCCACCATACGATGATATGAACTTTTGGAAACAATATCAAATAGTTTCATACCATAGGAGTATTGGAGCAGATTTTGAAAGAGCAAACGCCCTTATCAGAATTTTAAACTCCATGGGTATTGTTACTGTTTGTGATATTGACGATTATTGGATGCCGGGTAAAGAACACCCAATTCACGATATTATTAAATTTAATAAAATAAATGAAAAAATTGTCGAGAATCTTAAGGTTTCAAAATACGTTACAACAACAACAACTTTATTTGCGGATGAAATTAAAAAAATAAATAAAAATGTTTTTGTAATCCCCAACGCGATAAATCCAAATGAACCACAATTTAAAGAACCAACATTAGAGTCAGATAGATTGAGAATTGGTTGGTTAGGCGGTTCATCTCACTTACATGATTTAGATATTTTAAATCCATCATTTGGTAAATTAGCACAACACAAAGATAAATTACAATATGTTCTTTGTGGATTTGATGTTAGGGGAACTGTCACAGAAATCAATTCTCAAACAGGGGAGCACGTAAAAAGAGATATTAGACCGGAAGAAACAGTTTGGGCTCAATATGAAAAGATTTTTACACAGAATTACGGAAATATTTCTGAAGAATACAAAAAACATTTAGTAAATTATAATACTAATTCGTTTCCGGATGAAATGACTGAATCATACTTAAGAGTTTGGACTAAACCAGTTACATCTTATGCTAAGAATTATTCAAAATTTGATGTATCTTTGTCTCCAATTAAGAATCATATGTTTAATAGAATGAAATCTCAATTAAAAGTTATTGAGGCGGGATTCTATAAAAAGGCGTTAATCGCGTCTAACATTGGACCATACACTCTTGATTTGAAACATTGTTTAAAAAATGGGGAATTTGTTGATGGAAATGCGATGTTAGTTGATGAGGTTAGAAACCATTCTGATTGGGCAAAATGTATTGAAAAACTGATGAAGAACCCTAATTTAGTTAAAGATATGGGGGAAAGATTATATGAAACCGTTAAAGACAGATACGATTTGAATATAGTAACAAAAGATAGAAGAGATTTTTACTTAAGCATTATTAAATAATATGATAAACATTCCATTAAATAAGATTTTATTTTTAGATATTGAAACCGTTGGGATTGAACCCACTTGGGAATCGTTATGTACGAATAGACCGGAACTTTCCTTTCAGTTTGAAAAATATTTTGATTGGTTTCAAAAAAGGTTCCCCGAAGATGCCGATGAAGGTCCGGGAAAAATGTTTGTTAATCGGGCAGCACTAGTCCCTGAATTCTTAAGAATTGCTTGTGTTAGTGTTGCCTTTATTGGGCCTGATGGTGAAACAAAAATGCAGTCATTTAGTAATCTTGATGAAAAAGAATTACTAATAGATGTTCAAAAAATGCTTTATCGTACCGGTGAATTAGGGTTTTTTCTTTGCGGACATAATGTTAAAGGTTTTGATATTCCTGTTCTTGCTAAAAGAATGATAATGAATGGGTTACTACCTCCAAAAATTTTACCAGGTCACGATACTAAACCTTGGGAAATTAAAGCTCTTGATACTAAAGAAGTGTGGCAATATGGTGGTTATGGGTCAATTGCCTCATTAGAGTTAATGTGTGTGTGTTTAGGTGTTGAATCGTCTAAAAATATGGAAGTAACAGGAAATAAAGTTCATGAAGCCTTTTGGATTAAAAAAGACATTAAAGGTATTGTAGAATACTGCGAAAAAGATGTTGAGGTACTAGTGGAAGTAATTAAAAAATTAAAAGAATTAAAATAATGGGAGGATTTGATGGTTTAGATGGTTTAGGGTTTGACCCTGAAATATTAAATGATATTCAAAATCATTTTAAAAAAATACAGGAAGAATCAGGTGTTGAGATTGACGAAGACGACGAATACCAAAAAGAGTTGGAAGAATTGATTGGTATGACGTATGAGGAGATGAACGAAGACGCGTTAAAAGCAATTAAGACTAAAAATTTAAAAGTGGAATTATTAAATGAGGATGCGAAGTTTCCTGAATACGCTTACCCAAGTGATTCAGGATTTGACCTATTTTCGACGGAAGAAGTTATTCTACCTCCATTTGGTCGGGGATTAGTCCCAACAGGTATTAAATTATCAATCCCTGATGAATTTGAAATACAAGTAAGACCAAAAAGCGGTTTAGCGATTAATCAAGGTTTAACAGTATTAAATACTCCCGGAACTGTAGATTGTTTCTCTGAGGATATGAAAATACTTACAGTTGATGGTGAGAAATTATTATCGGAATTAAAAATAAACGATGTTGTTTTTTCAGTTAATGAAAAAACTTTTGAGATTGAAAAAGATGTCGTATCCAACATATTTGATACAGAAACTCAAGAAGTTCTTATTATTGAAACGGAATTAGGTGTGCTAGAAGTCACACCAAATTCCGAGGTATATACGACTAACGGAATTATTTTAGCCAAAAATTTAAAAGAAAATGATGAAATTATAATCTTTTAATCACCAGTATACTATCTATCAATAAAGATAGATATAGAGTATGTCGGTAAAATGTCAAATATGCGGGGTTGAGAAAGAATACTCAATAGTGGAACACTTAAAGTACGAACACAAAATAACCTCAAAAGAATATAAAGAAAGGTTTCCTAAATCTAATGTTAAGTCAGTTGAATTTTTTAAAATGAATTCAAATAATATGAAGTCAAAATGGTCGGAACCTGAGTTTAAAGAAAAGATGAAAATTTCAAGAAAAATTTCACATAATAAACCAGAATTTATTGAAAAAATGAGTGAAATTGTGAAAAAAAAACACAAGGAAACTCCTGAAATTTACTCCGGTTTTACATCGTGGTCTAAAAGTGAAAGGTTTAAAGAATGGGTTAAATCTGAAGAAAGAATTAAAAAAATATCAAAAAGTTCAAAAGAAAGATGGGAAGATGATGATTATCGAAAAAGAACTATACAAACAATTAAAGAGAGATTAAATGATGGGAGATGTCAAAAAAGTGACGATTTTAAAGAAAAAATGTCGGAGATAATATCAAAATTATATAGTTCAGGTAAGTTCTCTAATGACAGTAATAGATATAAAACAGGAACATACACATCAAATAAACAAGAAACTTTTTATTATTCATCATCATACGAGTTAGATTCTATGAAGTTTTTGGACTCTATAGATTATGTTAAAACATGGACAAATAAACACGGAATAAGAATCAAATATTATTATAATAATATGAATAGATACTATATTCCTGATTTCTATGTTGAATTAGAAAATGGTAATAAATTTATTATTGAAATGAAGGGATGGGAAACCGAAGAAGTTTTAATTAAACAAAAATATACATTAAAACAATACCCAAACTATAAACTATTTTATTCAGTCGACGATTTAAAAAAATTCATATATGAAAACAAGTAAAATTAAAAAAATCACCAAAACGGAAAAACAAACTTATGATATAACAGTAAAAAACAATCATAATTTTTTTTGTAATAAACATCTAATACACAATTGTGGTTATAATGGAGAAATTAAAGTAATCGTCTTCAACACAAATAATATAACAAAATCAATCCCTAAAGGGACAAAAATCGCTCAAGCAGTTTTATGTCCAGTGGTTA